CTTTTATTTAAACAAGGCAAAACTCTAAAGACTGTTTCTTCTCTGAAGAACATTCTCGCAGAGGCAACTATCAATGAAGAAATTCCAACTGAGTTTGGTGTTTATGATTTGAACAACTTTCTTTCTGTGGTATCCTTACACAAAGATGATCCATCGTTTGAATTCTCCGATAACAATGTCGTTATCGTAGGCAACGGCGGCCGTTCTAAGATTCTGTATCGATTCTGTGCAGGCAATTTAATTAATACTCCTCCAGAAAAAGCATTAACAATGCCTGATCCAGAAGTATCTTTCTCTCTTTCTGCTGAAGACTTTGAGTGGATTCTCCGTGCGGCTTCTGTACTATCTTCACCACAAATTGCAATCGAATCTGATGGTGCAAAAATCAATATCGTTACACTTGACTTGCAGAATGATTCGGCACACACCGACTCACTTGAATTGCCTGTGACTGGTAGTGGTGATAAATTTAGAATGATTTTCAAAACTGAAGTAATCAGTAAATTAATGTCCGGTAGTTACGATGTAAAAATTTCATCTAAAGGCATTTCTCAATTCACCAACCAAAAGAATCCAATCAAGTATTGGGTGACTACTGAACCAGGTAGTAAATTCGAAAAGGCTGAATGATGCTAAAGTACTTTACCAATGCACTTGAAGGTAATGCTTCACAATCATTGGCGATTAATCCTCGTCATGTTGTGAATGTATTTGAAAGTGTATTGACAAAACAAAATCCAGAAACAGAAGAAGTTACTGAAGTTATTCCCGTAACTTCTATTTACACTGCCACTGGAGTTGTGTATAATGTGACTGACAATTACTTGGATGTGGTTGCACGTTTTAATGAACGTGACTAACTTGTGTATGATTTATATTATGAGAGGTTCCAATGGAACATTTACTGTGGACAGAAAAGTATCGCCCAAAGACAATCGAGGAGTGCATTCTTCCAGAACGTCTAAAGAAACCATTTCAGGAGTATGTGAATCAAAAACAGATTCCAAACCTTCTTCTGGCTGGTGGGGCAGGAGTTGGCAAGACTACTGTAGCGAAAGCACTATGCAACGAAATCGGTTGCGATTACATCGTAATCAATGGTTCTGATGAATCAGGCATTGATACTTTCCGAAATAAAATTAAGGGTTATGCATCTTCAATGAGTTTTAGTGGTGGCCGAAAGGTCATCATCATTGATGAGGCTGATTATCTAAACCCAAATTCTACGCAACCTGCTTTGCGTAATGCGATTGAAGAATTTGCAGGCAACTGTTCTTTCATCTTTACTTGTAATTACAAGAATCGTATCATCGAACCATTACATTCACGTTGTGCTGTAATTGAATTCAATCTAAAGAATGGTGAGAACGCCAAGATGGCGGCTGCATTCTTCAAACGAATCAAGACAGTTCTACAAAGTGAATCGATTGAGTATGATGACAAGGTTATTGCTGAATTAATCAAGAAACACTTTCCTGATTTTCGTAGAATCATTAATGAGTTACAAAGATATTCTCAGTTTGGTAAAATCGATACTGGCATTCTTGCACAGATCGGTGATGTATCAATTGATGAGATTATAAAATTTGTTAAGTCAAAAGATTTTAGTTCAATTCGTAAATGGGTTGCAACACATGAAATTGATTCAACAACCCTCTATCGTAAAATCTATGATTCATTATATGATGTAATGAAACCGCAATCTATTCCTCAAGCCGTTTTAATTCTTGCTGACTACCAATACAAGGCTGCATTTGTTGCTGACCATGAAATTAATACTGTTGCTTGTTTGACAGAGATTATGGTAGAATGTGAGTTTACATGATTATAGATTTATTCAAACCTACTGTAGAATGGATTAAAGATGACTGGAATTCTAATCGTGTTCGTTTTTGCATTGAGTTGCTTGCTTGGGCTATTAGTATTGGGTGTTCGATTACCATGGCTATCACAGTACCCAATCCGCCCTTACTTGCTCTTTACCCTGTTTGGATCCTCGGTTGTAGTCTCTATGCTTGGGCTGCTTATACTAGGCAATCATTTGGCATGTTGGTTAATTACTTGTTACTAACAGCTATAGATTCAATCGGTCTACTCAGGATGGTATTATGAACCCATTTGACTATCTGAATGCAATTCTTCAGAACAAGAAACAACTTATTGTTGACGATATCACAGAGAAAGGGTATGAACCTTTTCTAATCAATCGTGGTCTTTCTCAACATAAAGATTGTATCTTGTATGCGAATGAGATGAATCGTAGACATTTCCTTGATAAGAAGTTACAGAATGACTTTTTACTAAATACCGTCAGGTCTCAAAAGAGACCGTTTGCTAAGTGGGCTAAGAAATCTGAACAGAGTGAAGATATAGAATGTGTTAAGCAAATCTTCAACTATTCAAATTCTAAAGCCAACGAAGCGTTACGGATTCTGAGTAAAGAACAAATCCAAAAACTAAAAGAACAAACCGACACCGGTGGATTAAGGAAATGATATGGTTGATTTATCAAAGTTCGTTGAGATTATACTCACCGAACAGGATGATTTTTTAAAGGTTCGGGAAACTCTTACACGAATTGGTGTATCTTCTCGTAAAGAAAAAGTTTTATACCAATCTTGTCACATATTGCACAAGCAGGGCAAGTATTACATTGTACATTTTAAAGAGCTATTTGCATTGGATGGTAAGCCATCTAACATATCTGAGAATGATATACAAAGACGAAATGCAATTGCAGTTTTGTTGGAAGAATGGGGTCTAGTTAAGATTATTAATTCAAATATTCTTACTGACAATATAGCACCATTGCATCAAATAAAGATTATTTCTTTTAAAGAAAAAGATGAATGGGACTTGATAGCAAAATACAATATCGGTAAAAAACTAAACGATTATTGATTTGCTGTCTAAATAATGTTGTAACGCCTTCGGGGTTACATTTTTTTAAACTCGCTTAATAGGAGAACTATATGACACGCATTTCTGCACTTTATCCTTCTTTTGTTGGTTTTGATAACCTATTCAATGAAATCGAAAGACTAGTTGAAGGTACTCAGCCAGCACCATCTTTTCCACCACACAACATTCTAAAAGTAAACGACAACAATTATGTCGTTGAACTTGCTGTTGCTGGTTTTGGTAAAGATGAAATTGATATTCAACTTGACGATGGTAATCTAATCATCAAAGGTGAAAAGAAAGACAAAGAAGGTCTTGAGTATGTGTATCGTGGTATTGCTACAAGGGCATTTACCAAGAAAATTCGTTTAATGGAAACTATTGAAGTTCGTGGTGCTGAATTCAAAGATGGTATTCTTCGTATTGGTCTAGAGAATGTTATTCCTGACCACAAGAAACCTCGTAAAATTCAAATCGAATCTGAACTGAAACTGTTTCAACCAAAGTTGCTTCAAGAAGAAGTAACAGTTTAAACTGTGGGGGCTTTTTGCCCCCATTTAGGATTATTATGAATATTAATATGATGATACATACTCACAAAGAGTATGCTTTCAATTTTGATTCGAGTTGGGTAAAAGCTTCCTACGCAGGAGGCCGTGGTGCATTTGAATGGCACCCACCAAGTCCCAATGGTGAATACACCAATGTAAATAGTGGATTGAATACTGTAAGTAAGTATCGCCATTATTATTCACATGTCGATGAACTTGATTTTCTCAAGGCGATTGGCCAACAAGCAACTGATTACTACCTTGCTAACAATGATACCGATTCTGAATATCTTGGCGTTGGTTCATATCGTAGATATCTAGCAATTCAGCAGAGTGTTGGTTATGTTGGTGAAAAACTTCATGTACCATCTAATGTTGAATCGTGTAAGTTATTAACATCTGATTCACAAAAAGAAGCCGCATTAAGATACTTACAGTCAGCTGATGTTGTCTGTAGTCGTTATCGTATGATGCACAATTCGATTGAGAATCAATACCTAGAATCACAACTACCTGAATATTGGAATCTATTTAAAGAAGGCATTCAAGTTGTAAATCCAAGCTATCGTAAACATATGTTATGGTTTACTGATAACAGTATTTGTAATTACGAATGTGTTTATATTCTACCTAGACACCTATTCAAACAACTTGTGAATGAGTATTTTGATATCATGGAATACATCTGGAAGAATTGTTCTGAAACATTTCCAAATAAAAGTGTTAAACAATACAACTGTACAGAGATTAATCCATGGAGATATCCTGGTTTCTTAAATGAAAGATTTGTACCATTCTTCTTCTATGCAAATGGTTTGCGTAAGATAGAAGTACCATTGGCGTTCTTAGAATGATGACAACTATTCCTATTATTTCAACAAAGCGTTCTTGTGGTGATTGCACACTATGCTGTGAGGGTTGGCTTGGTAATATTTCTCATGGATATGAGATGTGGCCTGGTCGCAAGTGTCAATTCGTTTCTTTAGAAAAAGGTTGTACAATTTATGATCAACGTCCTGATACTTGTCAAAAATTTGAATGTCAATGGCTATCTGATGAACGTATTCCAGAATGGATGAAACCCAATAAATGTGGTGCTATTATTAAAGAAAAACAATTAGATGGTGTTAAATTCTTAGAAATAAGTGAAGCGGGACAAAAACTCGACTCAGAAATTTTAAGTTGGGCTGTTAACGCAATGGTTGGGCAAATGTTTGTTAATTTGAAATATCAAGTTTCTTCTGGTTGGAATTATTTTGGCACAGAAGAATTTTTCAAAGTTATTAAAAAGAATTTCGGATGAAAGAAAAATTCATTGATGCACACATGAATGCAGCTGAAGTCTATGCTGAATTATCTTCAGCAAAAAGACTTCATGTTGGTTGTGTTATTGTAAAAGACAATACTATCATTGGTATTGGTTACAACGGCATGCCTTCTGGTTGGACAAATGAATGTGAAGATGAAAATAACAAATCTAAAGCAGAAGTTCTCCATGCGGAAACTAATGCGATTGCAAAAGTAGCTAAGTCTACTAACTCTACAGATGGTGCAACCATATTTGTTACACATGCACCCTGTCTTGATTGTGCTAAATTAATTTACCAATCAGGTATAAACTCTGTGTACTATCGGCATTTATACCGAGACAATCTCGGTATTGAATTTTTAAAACAATGCAACGTGGAACTTTGCCACATATAAGCTTGACTTGTGTTTGCTTTTGTTGTATAATAAACTCTTGTGTAAAATTAAAGGATGAATATGAATGTTCGTGACCTTGCCAGAAAACTGGTGAATGAGTATAAACTGCCTCAGGCAGATCGGTACGATTTGTACCTTCGTGAATTCGACAATAAGGTCGAGGTTCTTGGTTGGATGAGAGACCCAAATTTAAACTTCCACGATTATGAAAGTCGTGAGATGTTGTTCCCAAAACGCTGGGTGACAATTGGTGTAATTGATGCGGAGGCCAGAGTCCGTGTCAGTTAAGTTGATAACTTTTTTTGATATAATGAATGAATAATTATTACACAAATGTTGCCTCTCTTGGCAATACAATCTATTATCGTGGTATCAAGAATGGTAGGCGTGTTAAGTTAAAAGTAGCTTACACGCCTACTTTGTTTTTGCCTTCTAACAAACCAACTGATTTTAAAAATCTAGAAGGTGAATATCTTGAGCCAATGAAGTTTGAAAACATCCGTGAGGCTCGTGATTTCATTAAACGATATGAAGAAGTAAAGAACTTCAGAATCTATGGTAACAATAGTTTTGCCTATTCATTTATTGCAGATGAATTCAAAGGCATGATTGATTGGAAGATTGAAGACCTATCTATTGCAGTAATCGATATTGAAGTTGGTTCTGAAAATGGGTTTCCTGATCCATATCAAGCAACTGAACCTATCACAGCCATTTGTGTAAAGTATATGAACGGCATGACATACGTTTGGGGCTGTGGTGATTATAACAATGATCGTGATGATGTAACTTATATCAAATGCCGTGATGAGTATGATCTATGTAAGAAGTTTCTAGACTTCTGGCATGAGAATGCACCAGATGTTATCTCTGGTTGGAATATTAAGTTCTTTGATATACCTTATCTCGTTAATAGATTTCAAAAATTATTTGATGAGAATGTGTATAAGAAATTATCTCCATGGTCATTAATCAATAGTCGTAATGTTATCGTCAACAACAAGAACTTTGTTGCATATGATATGATTGGTATTTCTGTATTAGATTATATTGAGTTATATCGTTGGTATGCGCCAGGCGGCCGTTCACAAGAATCATATCGCCTTGACAACATTGCAAACGTAGAGATTGGTGAAAGTAAACTATCGTATGATGAGTTTGATAGTTTACATGCCTTGTATCGATTAAACTTTCAAAAGTTTATTGACTATAACATCAAAGACGTTGAATTGATTTTTAAACTTGAGAACAAACTGAAACTCATTGAGTTGGGTTTAACTCTTGGTTATGATACGAAAACAAACTTTGAAGATATCTTTGCACAGACTCGTATGTGGGATGCTTTGATATACAACTATCTTTTGAGTAAGAACATTATTGTTCCACCTAAAGAAGAAAAGTTTAAAGGTGAAGCGTTTGAAGGTGCATTCGTAAAAGATCCACAAGTCGGTAAACACAACTGGATTGCCTCGTTTGACTTGAACAGTTTGTATCCGCACTTGATGATGCAATACAATATTTCACCAGAGACTCTTGTTGAACCATCCAACTACACTAGTGAAATGCGTAACATTATTTCATCTGGCGTTGATGTGAATAAGATGTTGAACCGAGATATAGATTTATCTGCATTGAAAGATGTAACTATAACTCCAAACGGACAATACTTCCGTACTGACATTCAAGGCTTCTTGCCTAAGATGTTAGAAGAAATGTATGAAGATCGCAAGAAGTTTAAGAAGTTGATGATTCAGGCGAAAAAAGAGTATGAGATCGAAAATGATGAAGTGAAGAAACTTGAGATTTATAACAGAGTTTCAAGATACGACAACTTGCAGCTTGCAAAGAAAGTTTCGTTAAACTCTGCATACGGTGCTCTCGGCTCTAAGTACTTCCGATTCTATGATTTAAGAATGGCACTTGCAGTAACTCTTGCCGGCCAATTATCTATTCGTTGGATTGAAGGTGAGTTGAATAGATATTTAAATAAGTTATTGAAGACTGAAAATGATTACGTTATCGCCGCTGATACAGATTCGATTTATCTCAACCTTGGTCCACTTGTTAGT